TTCTCATCGACTTGGGTCAGGATGGAGATTATCACGTTCATGATAACACATTCCATAACGCGGAATGGGCAATTCTGGAGCGAATTTTCTTTCGGAAGCGTGAGGGTGGGGGGTTTGAGGCCCCACCCAACCCACGCCCGGGAGCCTTCGATGTATGCAAACCGTTTCGGCGCCGTATGGTGCAATATTTGCTGTCGCTTAACGTTAGGCCGTACACCTCTAATGAGTTTGTGGAGTGCTACACTGGGCGACGACGAGTATTGTACGAGAAAGCTGCCGCGACGTTTATGCTGAGTGGAGTCCGTAAGAGTCATTCTTACGTACAGGCTTTCATTAAGAGAGAAAAGGTTGACTTTACGGAGAAAGACGACCCAGCGCCCAGAATTATTCAGCCGCGCAACCCTGTATATAATGTAGCAGTAGGGAGGTACATCAAGGCGGCCGAGAAGGCCATAGTTAGATCCCTGGCATACATGTTCAAAGGCCCTGTTGTCATGAAGGGCATGAACACCTTGGAGATAGGTAGTGTGTTTAGGGAGTATAGTGAGGATTTCGAGGACTGGGTGTATGTTGGCGGCGATGCCAGCAGGTGGGACCAGCACTGTAGACGGGAGAGTCTGCAGTATGAGCACGGCTTCTACCTTGGTATGTTTGCAAACAATGCAGAGCTACGACAGCTTTTGACGTGGCAGTTGAAGACAGTTGGGTTTTGCGAAACCCCGGAGGGCCAGCTATTCTACAAACAGGATGGCGGCCGGTGTTCTGGTGACATGAACACCGGTATCGGCAATTGTCTCATGGTATGTGCATTTTTGTGGTCATATTTTAGGACAGTAGGTATGATGCCTAAGAGAGATTACAGGCTTGTCAACAATGGCGACGACTGGGGTGTCTGGATGCGCCGGACCGACCTCCGGAAGTTAGACGGGCTAGCTGATTTCTTTGATGGCTTGGGGTACAAGATGAAGCTCGAGGATCCAGTGGATGTACTGGAGTTGTGTGATTTTTGCCAGATGCGGCCGATTTATGACGGCGTTGATTGGCGAATGATACGCAATTTTTGGCCAGCCATGGCCAAGGACCTCTTCTCACCGAAACCAGTCTATTCCGAGAAGGACTGGACATGGCGGCGGAAGGCCTTGGCTGACTGCGGCTTGTCACTGTCCTACGGTATTCCCGTGGTTGATGCCTTCTATATGATGGTGGGGCGTGGGGCGGACGGGGCATACGTTCGCCGTGAGGTCAAAGGCAAGTTAGCCTACCTCGCTTCTCGCATGAAGCGGGGGAGCAGTGAAGTTACAGACGCGGCGCGGGTCAGTTTCTTCAGGGCATTTGATGTCACGCCGGATAGGCAGGTTGCGTTGGAGTTGCATCTCAGCAAAGTGCAGCCTACCTGGTCCACACCCCTGGAGGGTAAACGACATAGCACCGAAATTTACTACAATGACTAATGGCAAGCCAGCCAAGAAACGTACCAAACCTAGCGGAACTGCTAGAAGAAAACAACCGAGAGGAGACGGCCAGGGAGCCCGGATGGATGCATGCGGCAAGATTTGTCGCGCGCTCTGTAAGGGATCTCTTCGCTACCCGCTCTTGTCGTCAGCACGTGGAGTGCATTTTGAGGAGATCACTCGCTATACTCTCTCGACTGATGACAATGGGCGTGCGGCAACCGTCGTGCAGGTAGGGAGTGGGCCGGACCTTTATTGGTTTGGCACATTCACCGGGGACATCGTCACTGCGTGGGGCGGGTCCAACGCCTCGCGGAATTACTCATCCATTAACACAGAATTCACCAACAAGAGTGTGACGTCAGCTGCCATCGAGGCAAACTACATACACTCGTCGTTCGAAAATGAGGGTAGACTCGCCGTTAAGACAATGCGGCCCCAGGG